TGCGCGCCAAGCCGCTGGGCCTTGCCCTCGGCCTGCTGCACCCCGGTGGTGAAGCCCGCATCATTGGTGCGCAGATCGAGCAGCGCCTCGCCAAGCCTCTCAGCCATGATCAAGCCACTCCTTCACATCGCCGATCGTCGGCAGCTCGGCCGCGTTGCTGACCCCGATCCCCATCATCGCCAGATCGGCCGGATCGGCCTTGGCGGCAGCGCGCGGACCCTCGCCCGTCGCCCGCTGGCGCAGCGCATCGAAGGCGCGCTGCCGGTCCAGTTCGTTTTCGAAGCCGATGTTGTTGGACAGCGCCGCGCGATTGATCGCGGCCAGCTGCTCGCCCGCCTCGATGCGCGGCATCATCCGCACGAACGCCCTCACCAGCCCGGCAGGAACCGCTTCCAGCCAGTCCTGCGGCTTGCCGCCGTAGAACCGCTGGAGGCGGGGGATGAGTTCGCCCCAGTCCAGTCCGGCAGGTCGCCCGTCGCTGTCTTCATCGCTCCGGCCACCTTCAGCGAGGTTCGCAGCCGGAGCGCGGTAAAAACATCGACGATCTGCCATCGCTGGGTGCCGGGGACCTTGGCGAACAATTCGTCCGAGGCTCCGACGCAGATCTTGCGGGCAACCGTGGCAACCAGCTGGTCGAGCTCATCCTCGGCTTCCTGATCGCTCTTGCCGGAAAGCTCCTCGATCCGCCGCCCCCACACGCCGAAGCGGTGGCTTTCGATGACGCTCAGTTCCTCGGGGTTGAGGATTTCCACGCGCGCGCCATCGATGGTGATGAAGGGCCGCTCGACCAGCGTGTCGAGATCGAGCAGCGCCTTGCCGCCGTTGGTTCTGGTTGCCACGGTCATGGGATCAGATCGCCGGGAGGTGCGCGGCGAGAATGTATCCGAAGCGTTCCTGCTCGTTTGCGGCGGTCAGGTCCTCCAGCGCTTCGAAGGTCAGCGCCAGACCGGCACCGGTCCCGCCCTTGCGGAACACCGGGGCGGGCGCGCCCGACTGGTAACAGCGCGGGATGCAATACTGCATCGCCAGCGCCTCGTTGTAAGGCGAAAGGCCGCGCGCCAGCAGGGCGTATTCCTTGGTCCGGCCGACACTTTCGGACAGGCCGATCTTCTTGGTGCCGGGCTGGCCGCTCGCCGGGGCGACGGTGGTGACCGTGTTGCCGTTGAGCGCGAGCTGGTACTGCTCGAGCGTGAGGTCGAGCAGGGTCAGGCCGAACATCAGGTCTTCCTCGGACAGGAAGGCCTTGATCGGGCCGGTTGCCCCGGCGGTGCGGACCTTGTCATAGGCCTTGCCGTGGGTGACGGTGATGCCGCCGTTTTCGTAGCTGCGATCACCATTGGTGCCGACCTTGATCCAGCCCGCACCCGGCGCGGCGGCGATGGTGGGCATGGCTGTGCCGACAGGGGCGACCCAAAGGGTCAGCGGTGCGCCGATGATTTCAAAGGGGGTCATGATGTTACTCCTCGATTGTCAGCAGGCCGTGCATGACCTGGAAGGACTGGAACTGGCGGGGCCACTCGGTCACCGGCTCGCGCCCCGCGATCGATCCGCTGGCAGCGTTGGCCCAGTGGATCAGGCACCCGGCGTGGACCGAGCGGCGCAGCGACCGCAGGGCGTAGAAGGCGGCGCGCATCAGCCGGGTCGCCTCGCGCGGGGTCGGCCCGAAGGCGAAGACATCGACCCGCTGGGTATCGTGTTCGAGATAGCTTTCGCCGGTCAGCGAAACCCCGCCCGATGCGCGCAGCACGATGCACGCGCGCGGCATCGAAGCGGTCTCGGCCTCGGGCAGCTCGCCGCCGAAGACGCGGGTGCCCGCCATCGCGGCGATGAAGGCATCGGTTTTCAGATAGGCGACCAGCGCGCCTTCAAGATCGGCCATCTCAGGCATCGCTCACGCCTCCCTGAGAAGCGCCGAAGCGGCTCAACCCGGGGCCCTCAAAAGCCTTGCGAATGTTGCCTGCGAGCTTGGGATAGATCGCATCGGCTGCGGGCCGAAGATAGGGCCGGGGCGGGATCGTGACGCTCTTGACGAAGCGGACCGATCCATCGGCCTGCGGGATCGCCAGCGCCTTGGCTCGCACCGGCACGATCACTCCGCCCAGTTCATGGATCAGCGCGTATTTGACGTCCTGAGAACCCCATGTCCCGACGACGCCAGCGCCGTCTTCCCGGGCGAACTCGGCAATGTTGATCGAAGGCTCGAGGGTGAACTGGCGGTTCTTCCAGGTGTGGTTGGCTTTGGCATGGATGACGCATTCCGACATTGTTGCGTCAACGCCGTCCTTCTGCGCCTGCCGCATCTTCGCGGTCAGCGCCGGGCCGTTCCAGGTGAGGGACTGCGAGCTCATAGCTGGGGCACCTCGATAATGTCGAAGAAAACGGGCGCAGGCCCAACCTCGAGCATCATTGGAGGTGGCACCGTGCCGAGGACGCGGACGTGAACCGAAGCCCCCGCATTGAGCGCCGCCAGTTCTGCTGGCGTCGGCTTCCATGCCGTCACCATGCAGGGCGTCTGCGGTCCGTTAACGGTGCACTGGATGACCTCGTCCCGGATTGGCAGGCCAAGATAGCCTTGGCCCTTGCCGACGATCCGGGTTGCGCCTTCGATGACCCCGATCTCCATCACGCGATCCTCTGGAGCGCGGCTTCGCGGTGGGTGTGCTTGAACTGCACCGGGCCTTCGACCTTCAGCCGCCCGGCGATGATCACGCGGCCGAGGCGGTCGGTGACACTCACCAGCTCATCGCCCTCGGCCAGATCGACGTTGGGACCGATCATGATCCGCAGGTCCTCGATCTGGGCGGTCTTCGCGCCGTCCACCAGCTCGCGGCTGCTCTTCGAATAGACGAAGCAAGCCAGCGCGTTGTGCAGCACGGTGAAGGCAGGCGCGACGGGGCCGCCCCAGCTGTCCGTGCCGGAAGCGGTGTTGCGCTCCACCCGGGCGCGATGCGTGAGGCGGCCGGCGATCATGCCATCACCATCCCGCGCCGGTCTTCCAGCGTCTGCATGATGGCTTCGCGGTCCTTGGCCATGTCGCCCGAAAGGGTGAAGCCGTAATCACCCGCCTTCTCGCTGCGCAGCGCGCCGCGATAGGACAGGTCGAGCGCGATCAGCTTGATCGTCACTTCGGCGCGGGCCGCGATCATCCCCTTGGGCGTGTACTGGACGCGGACCAGCGGTGCCCAGTGGGTGCGGGCGTTCGGTCCGCCGGTCAGCCGCTGGAGCGTCCGCCCGCCATGCAGCACGCGGAAATCCGCCGCCGCCAGAACCGTCTCATGGCTGGCGAGGCCGGTGTTGCCGGGATCAATCTCGGTCACTGTGACCGGCTGCGCGGTGTCCGCCGGGCGGGTCAGGCGCAGCGTGGACAGCAGCCGGTCGCCCGGGCTCAGCGGATCGCCCAGCTCCACGGTCACCACCCCGGCCGCGCCGAAGCGTTCGTCCAGATCGAGCGCGATATCGTCGATCATGGACAGCAGCTCGCTGTCCGGCAGATCGGTGGGCACCCGCAGCTTGACGCGATCGAGGAGGGCGAAGTCGGGCATCAGGCGGCTTCCGCCTGTCCGGCAGCCTCGGCCCGGCCTTCCAGCGGCATCGCCAGCACCAGCACATCATGCGCGGCGTCGGCGGTGACATCATGCTGGCTGAAGGCGGGCACACGGGCAATCTCGGTGAACGCGGCCCCTTCGACCGGGAGGCCGTTCTCGCGCGGGTAGGAGAGCACGGCAGCCGCGCTCTCCCCGGTGATGATGCGGACGGTGATCGTCACGATCAGGCCTTCTTCTTGGCCGGAGCCGCGGGCTTCGTTTCCGCGGTGGCAGCGGGCTTGGTTTCGGCAGCCGCCTTGGCAGCAGCTTCGGAGGCCTCCTTGGCGGCCTGCTCGGCAGCTTCAGCTTCGGCGCGGGCCGCTTCGTGCGCGGCCTTCTCGGCGGCAGCCACTTCGGCGGCAGCCTGCTCGGCAGCAGCCTTTTCGGCAGCTTCAGCTTCGGCGCGGGCCGCTTCGTGCGCGGCCTTCTCGGCGGCAGCCACTTCGGCGGCAGCCTGCTCGGCAGCAGCCTTTTCGGCAGCATCAGCCTCAGCGGCGGCATCGGCATCGAAGCCGGGGAGCGCGCCATCGATCAGGCCGAACTTCTCGGCCATCTCGGGGCGGATTTCATCGCCCTTCGCGGCGTAGAGGGTGGCAGCGCGTTCATCGCCATCGGCGACGACGGCTTCCTTGTCGGCGGTAAGCCACAGCTTCTGCCGGGCGATCACATTCTGGGACATTGGTCGTTTCTCCTGAGGGAACTGGATCACGCAGCCGTCACTGGGCCTTTGCCCACGTGACCGCGAGGAACAGGCCGGTGGTGTTGACCGTCGCGATCGCGATCGTGTCGGACGTGCCGGCCGGGATCGAGGCGTTGGCCGTGCGATCGGTCGGGACAGGCGGGTTGGCGTTGGTCATCGCCGTGACGGCGATGATCGTGTCGCCGGCGCGGATGCCAGGGCACTGGAGGTTGCCGATCGCGCCGCCTTGGATGACGGCAGTGGCGACTGTGCGGCCGAAGCCAGACTGGGTAACGGACATGATGCTCTCCTGAAGACGGGGCTTGTCGGGCGGCTCGTTTGGGGAGCGGCCGGAAAAGCCGGGGCCGGTCGAATGCTAGGATCGGGGGGCGACCGGCCCCGGAGGAATGCAGCCGGGCGGGATCAGCCCGGCTGCGGGAGAGCCATCAGATGCCGGTGACGGTGTGGAACGCCGCCGGGCGGAACAGGACCAGCGCGGCGCGCATGTCGGCCCGCATGGTACGGGTGCCCTGGACGAACTGGTTGCCGACGTAGCCGACCTGCAGATCGATACCGCGGCGTTCGAACAGGGTGATCATGCTCGGATCGAAGCTGCCGACCAGCGCGGTGTTTTCGGCGATCACTTCGTTCTGCACCACAGGCAGGCCCCACAGGCGCTCCGGACCGGCCTCCATGGGCGAGCCGAAGATGTAGATGCCGTCCGCCGTGCGGGTCAGGCGGATGTCCTGCCAGTCGTTCGGGTGGATCACGTGGTGGGTCGAGATCGCCCGGCCGGTCACGCGGATGCCGGTCATCGCCTTGTAAAGCGCGTCCATCACCGGATCAGCGCCCTTGGCGCGGGTCTGGATGCCGGCGGTGTTGAGGATGCCGCGCATGTTCGGCGAGGTGCCGTTGCCGGTCATTGCCTGCTGGTCGAGCCGCTGGCGCACACCGAAGGCGAGGCGCGAGTTGGCATAGCCTTCGATGAAGGCGACGTCCTCGAGCTGCTCGTCGGTCACCGGCAGACTGTCGGCGATCTTGACCACGCCGACCGAACGCTGGGTGAAGACGAAGGTGCTTTCGGCAAAGGTGCCGCCTTCGGCCGCTTCAGCCGCCGCATGGGTGCGGGTGGTTTCCTCCATGTAGGGCACAGACGCCTGAGACACGGTGCCCATCGGCAGGATGTCGAGCAGCTGGATCGGGCGGGTCACCGCATCGACAAAGCCGGGCAGGCGGATGCTCTCCGGCGCGAAACCGGCCGAGGTGGTCATCAGCGCCTTGCGGCCCATCGTGTCGAACTGGGCGGCCTTGGCGAGGAAGTCGGAAGGCAGCATGTCCTCGACGCTGATCGATGCGCCGGCCGGCCCCTTGCCGCCGCCCATCCACGCCTTGAACTCGGCAGCCTCGACCAGGCGCTGACCGAGCGACTTGAACTGGGCTCGGGCGAGATGGGCACCGGCGCTGGGATGAACAAAGCCGGGGCGCGCCTTGGCGCGAGCATCCATTGATGCAGCCGCCTTGTCGGCTTCGATGAAGGTCTCGACGTGGATGGCCAGAGCGTCGGCCTCGGCATTGAGCGCCTTCACATGCTCGGCCACGCCGATCGCATCGGTCGCGCCGGAAACCGCGCTGATCGCCTTGCTGTAATCGTACTGGCCATCAGCCGTCTTCGCGGCATCGAACACCTTGGCCAAATCCGCCTGACGGGTCTGGAGCTTTTCCTCAGCCTCCTTGCGGGTGAGGTTCTTGATATCGGACATGTCGTCATCTCCACTTGGTCACGCCGCACGCTGCGGCGGTTGAAACCGGTGGAGACGTATTGACGGCACAAACGCGCAGGCTCGCCCCGGACACCTGTCCGGGCGAGTGGATTTCCTGCGATGAGGGAATGCCCGCTTCCTAACCGGAAAGCGGGCGATGGGCAATTGCTCGCGCGTTTGGAACCGTCTGGCCTTTTCCGACTCCCAACCCCAACAGAGGTTGATAGCCTGAGCGCCTACGCTGTGATGGAGGTCAACAATGGAAGATTGGGACGATCTACGCCGCGAATATCACCGGGTCAGCATCCTGCTCGGTTTCGACAACAGCCAGCGCATCTGGTGGCTTTACCTTCGCAACGCGGCAGAGAGATGGCTCGAACGCAATGAAGACCCGGCGGTGCGAACAGCACATGACCGTCTGAAGAATTTTCCCGAGCACCTGCCTGACGAACCGGATCGCTGGCTGGCGTTGCGACAGGAAGTGGCCCGGGTGCTGGCCGAAGAAGGCTGATCATCCCATCTCGCAGGCAGGCCCCGTTCTCAAATGCCCCTTAGCGGCGATTTAAGAGGCCATAAGAAGCCTGCCGCCCGATTTTTGGCGGGCGGAGGGCCTTGAAGCGATCCTGAGGCTTTCTAGCCCCCTTAAATCGAGTAACGGAATTTGGGGCCTGTTGCGAACGCCGACTGGCACCGGGGGCACGTACAAGAATGGACGCCAGCCAGCGCCCCCTTAGACGGCTGAAGGAATGACTTCGCTCCATTCTGAAAGCAGTGTGGGCACAACTGATGGTCCGGCTCGCCGTCGGCCGCATCAGCGCGCAGGACATAGGCAAGAGCGCCGCTCGAGAACTGCTTCAGCTCGTATCGCGCTTTCTCGGCTTCCCACGACTGCAGCCGCGAGATCTCGGCCTCAAGCTCCGCGATCCTTCGGGACTGATCCACTTGCGTGGCCTGCGCAGCGAAGATCGCCTGCTGCGCCTCAAGCAAATGGCCCTGCAGCGCGATCTTTGCCTCATCGACTGCCGCTTGTGTCGAAGCGGCATTAAGCCCCTTCACGATGGCAACCGCAGCACTCAGGCTAGAAAACGCTCCGGAAATTTCCCCAATCATACGCCCTCCGAGTCGAAGGGCATTGATTAGCCGAGGTTCTTCAACCTTGCATCCCGGGTCATGTGGACAGCGATCTGGTTGGCGATTTCCGCGTGCGCCTTGGCTTCAGCATCTGGATCAGCGGGATCGGCCAGCGCCTTGCCCAGCGCCGCGTGGATCTCCTCCAGCTGCTTGCGGCCGGTGGCGGTCAGGGCCTGCGGATCGCCGCCCAACGCCTCGGACAACTCGCCCAGCCCGGCGATCAGCGGGGCGAAGGCGGCTTCCTTCAGCGCCTTCATGCTCAGCGTGCCGGTGTTCCGCCCCGCGCCGCGCAGCACGGTCGAAACCTCGTGAACATCGAGCCGCTTCAGGACGCGCACCCGGCTGTCACCGCGCACCTGAAAGTCCGCATCGACGACATCGAAGCCGTAGGAATACTCCTGCACCGCCTTGCCGGTGGCCAGATCGAACAGCAGCGCCTTGTGCCAATCGCGCCCGGCCTGCGTCTCCAGATTGATGTGCAGCTCGGCATAGGCCATATCGCCCTCTTCATAGACCCGCGCCTTGCCGAAGGGCATCTGGTGGCGATCGTGGTGATGGATCAGCGCGCACCACTGCTCGCCGCCCTTCCAGCTGAAAGCGCCGGCGGCATAGGTGTCGCCATCGTGATCGACTTCGGACAGGCGGGCGAGGATGGCGAGGCCCTTGCCGGTGTCGCCCATCTCGGTGACGGTCAGGTTCTTGGTCTGCATGGGTTGGGCTCCTAGAGCGAGAAATTCGGGGCGAAGCTGAGGGTGCAGTTGGGCCGCATGTTGGTGGCCATGATCCATGCATCCTCGGCAGAGACGATCTTGCCGTCGCGGGCGATGTGGGCGAGCTCGGATCGCGGCTCGCCGAAGCGGCCGTCGAAGATCACGTATTCCTCGACCCCGGCGGCCTTGCCCGCCTCCAGCGTCGAGATGTTCTGCGCGAACTTGGTTTCGGTCCGGGCGATCACGCGGGCGCGGGTTTCGGCATTGCCCCAATGCCCGCCCTCGATGCTGTTGGCGATGCGGTTGGCGAGCGCCTGCGC